ATGGAGGAACCACCATGGGATTCCGATGCCAGAAAAACGATGGCAGTTTTACAACCACCACTTGGAAGTTTTACACTGCCAAGTGCACAAGGATTCAGCAGTCTTTGGGCATTTGCTCCGGCATTAGCGGCGCATGGGTGCCTGCCATCACCGTCTGCAACCTTCGCCTCTTCTAAGCGACAGAAAATATTGATATTCAAGAGGGGCCTGCGCTTGAACCGCAGGCTCCTCTTCATTTACAATATATTGACATCGAAACAAGGTTGATGTTGGAAGGTCCCACATGCGTTATCTCAGTCTTTGCTCAGGTATTGAATGCGCCACTGTGGCGTGGCACAGATTAGGCTGGACTCCGGTAGCTTTCTCGGAGATAGAGCCTTTTCCTTGTGCGGTCTTGCGACATCACTATCCGAACGTCCCCAATTGGGGGGACATGACCAAATGGAGAGAATGGCCAGATGCAGAAATCGACCTCCTCGTCGGCGGGACGCCCTGCCAAAGTTTCTCGGTCGCCGGGCTCCGGAAGGGGCTCGAGGACGCCCGAGGAGGACTTATGCTTGACTTTGTTAACATCGCTCAACGTTACAAACCTAGATGGGTGCTTTGGGAAAACGTCCCCGGAGTTCTCACAAGCAACGGAGGAAGGGATTTTGGCACCCTCCTCGGGTCGCTGGCAAACATGGGGTATCAGTACGGATACAGGGTGCTGGACGCTCAGTGGGTCAGAACACAACAGTTTCCCGGTGCCGTCCCCCAACGAAGACGTCGTGTGTTCGTTGTCGGATATCTTGGAAGTGATAACCGTTCCGCAGAAGTACTATTTAACGGCGAGAGCCTGCGCAGGGATCCTACGGCGCGCCGCTGCTCGACAAAAAACCTTGCCCCCAATGCTGCACCAGGCGCTGTCGGCTGTGGCAGGCAATCTGGAGGCGGGCCAAGCGGAGACTGCGGAGGAGTTGGATCAGCAGACCCAGAACCCGATGGAGGACTGAGGTTTGCCTACGCAGTCTCGGGCAACGGCAAAGAGGACAGGGAACCCGAGGAAATCACGCCAACTCTTAAGGCTAGAATGGGGACAGGGGGGGGCAACGTCCCCCTGACCATGTATCAGCGAAAGTAAAATGACCGCACCCAACATCCGCCAGAACAAGAGCCACTGGGACGGTGAGGAGTATGCCCACCCAACCCTCTGTCAGTGTGCAAGCGGCAGCGGAGGCATCGGCATGAGCAACCAAGAGGTTTTCGGTCAAAGGGGCGGCTGCCTCGTCCCATGTCTGTCTTACGCATTTGAGCCCGGTATAATGCGGAGGAAGGGCGGTCACTACTGGGAGGAAGTCAGCGGCACGCTGAGGGCTTGCCCTGGCGACAACCAGATGGCTGTTGTCTGTTGTCCGGTAGTCGATGTCGCTGGAACTCTTTCTTGCAACACCGGCCCCAATGGCAACGATGCTGGCAACTTTGCTTGCAACCAAGCCGTGGATGCAGGCCACTTGGTTCCAGTTATCTTCGTGAAGTCTACCTCCCCCAGAAACAATCAGGAAGCGCCGACCTTTAGGGAGACGGAGGTGGCCTACACCATTAACACTTGGGACGAGAGGCACAACCCTCCCAAGCACATGGTGATCCAAGCAGAAGCTATCGCTTTTCAACTAAACGGCGATCGCGACTGCCCTGGCGTTTCTGTTTCTGCCGACACTGCCTTTTGCATCCCCGCCAACCCCATGTCCGACAGGGGTCAAGCCGTCGTCATCGCCATACAGGACGTCACTGGCAGGGACAAGAAGCAGAATGGCAAGGGCTTCAGCGAGGATGGCGTCAGCTACACGCTCGACGCAGCGGCAACCCAGGGCGTAGCGATAGCCCAGGCAATTCCAAAACGAATTCCCAGCCTTGTCGGCATGATCAACATGCAGGGGTCCAAGGGCAACGCCGTAACGCAAGAGGACGGCCCGTCCTACACGCTCGCAGCCATGCACGGGCATGATGTCCATGCAGTCGTGTATCCCGTTTGCTTCCAGCAGAACACGCGCGATGAAGTCAGGCTCGTCAACGGCGATGGTCAGATAGCTGGCGCGCTGATGGCAGAGCCCGGCATGAAGCAGCAGAATTACGTCGCTGAGCCACAGATGAGTAACGTGGTTTGCTTCCGCCCCACCCAAGATCCTATATCCTCAATCGACGACTCAACCCACACGATGGGCACGGGGACTACTGGGGGCTATGCAACTGTTGCAGGGCCTCATGAGGCGCCTTTTGGAGCGGGTGCGTCGGTTATATCCGTGGGCGCCGACTGCTACAACTGCTCCCTCACGGGCGATGTGGCCATGACACTAAAGGCTGGCCAGGGCAACCCAGCCGTCAACCAGCCGACCGTCATCCAGAAAAGGATGATTGGCACCGACATGTACAACGGGTCGATAACCGGTGATGTTGCCTGCACAATGACTGCGCATGGGTCGAACCCGAGCTCCTCTGGCCCCACGGTGATGGAGGTTGTGACGCGACAGCTTTCGCTGGGAACCGACGTCTACAACGGCGCAATAACTGGCGATGTGGCATGCACGATGACGGCGACTGGATCGAGCCCTAATGCCTCTGGTCCTACGGTGATGGAGATTGCTCCTGTCACCGTGCGCGAGACGGGCTTCGTGAAGTGGATCGAAGACGACGTTTCAAACACGCTGCGCAGACGCGAAAACTCGGGCATTTTCGTCATCACCCTGCAGATAGACGGCCCCATCGGCAGTTTCCAGCAGAACAGCATGGATGGTCGTGGCAGTCTGGGTTTTGACGAAGACACCAAGGTAACAAGACCCGTCAAGCCGCAAGCCGATCACCAGATGCTTGTTTACAGAGTGGACGAACAGCAGCACCCTGTGGTTTTTAGCTCTAACATGAGCGTTCCCGACTGCTGCACAACAGGCGTCAGCCCAACTTTAAAGCTTGGCGGCCATGGGGGAGGCAACCCCCCTGCCATAGCCATGCAAAGTGCTGAGTCAGTAGCTTACACGCTGCGAAGCGACGCAAACAGGGATGGCAAGGCCAAGACTCCCAGTCCCGACGCCGAGGGCAGAGTAAGGCTTCGCAACCCAGGCTTTAATTTCAATGAGGAGATAGCACCGACTATGGACGCAACCCAGCCGCATTCAGTTTCTTATGGAATGGTCGTGAGGAGGCTCACACCAATGGAGTGCGAGAGGCTTCAGGGATTCCCAGATAATTACACCGATATTGAGTATAGAGGAAAAACAGCTGCAGATGGACCGAGATATAAGTCCTTGGGAAACTCCATGGCTGTAAATTGCATGCAGTGGCTGGGCGAGCGGATACAGAGCGTGGAAAACGCGATTGGAAGCTCCCCCTGCCTCCCAGTCGACGTGACTGAAACGCCAGTCGCTTGCAGGGAGGTCAGCCCGACCCTAACGGCCAAGATGCAGGGATCAAGCGGTTGGGCGCCCTACAATGAGGCTGATCACCTTACCCCTGTAGTCAAAGCAGAGAAGAAACCAAAGGCCAATTAAACATGGAGCCTGTGGCATTTACTTGCAGCTCCCAGGCGAATAGCTACGCCTGGGAGCGTTGCTTTGCACCGACGCTTACTGCCCAGCAGCCGAGCGACAGTAGCAACCTTCAAATCGGCGTGAGGGACGGTCACAGCCTTCGCAGGTTTACGCCTCTTGAGTGCGAGAGGTTGCAAGGCTTTCCGGACGGCTATACCCTGATTCCCTACAAGGGCAGCTTGCCAAGCGACCAGCTTCGGCACAAGGCCCTAGGTAACAGCATGGCAGTAAATTCTATGGCTTGGTTAGGCGAACGAATTCGCAAGGCGGAGGCGCGCGTGGAATCCAGCGACTTGGTACTCATGGATCAGGGTGGCAGCATCATCAACGTAAACCTCGACGGAACTACGGGCACTCTCCGTCGCGAGATGCACGGTCATGAGCCGGTGATTATTTGCAAAGATGCAGAATGTTGTATGGCAGTTCGTAGGGTCACTCCGTTAGAATGCGAGCGGCTTCAGGGTTTCCCAGACGGACACACGAACGTGCCTTTCAGGGGCAAGGCCGCCTCTGACAAGCCCAGGTATCAGTCCCTCGGGAATTCGATGGCCGTCAATTGCATGGCCTGGCTGGGCATGCGCATTCAAGCCGTGGAGGATTCTTCCCGCACGGCCTAACAGAGAAGGGAGTTCTCATGCTGGTTGTCCAAAGGAAAATCAACGAATCCATCATGATCGGAGATGACGTCCAGATTTTTGTGCTGGAGGTCACGAACGGGAAGGTAAGGATCGGCATCAAGGCCGATCGCTCGGTCCCAGTGCATCGGCGGGAATTGTACGACCAAATCAAGAAGCTGGGTAACGACGACCCCAAGTCTGACGCCCTTGATCTCGAAAAAATAAGCAAGGTGATCGATCGTTATGACTGATCGCTCATACGGCGCTTTCCGTGACTGTATGGAGGCGCTATTCAATCATTTCAACTCCAATATTTTTGGAGGCGCCATAGGCCGCCCAACCTCCCTGTACCTAGACCCTTCAAAGGGTTTCACTTGCAGGTGGCAGGCGGCTAGTGGCTCTTTAATCGCCGGTGCTGCTGCGGTACTCTCCTGTATTGACTTCCACGTCGATTACCTGCACGAGTTGGTCCACCTTCTGCGATTCCAGCGCGACGGGATTGCGCCAGGCCACTACCACGACAGGTTCTTCGCTAACGAGGCCTGCATCGCCGGCCTTTTCGTCCAGAGGCATCCGACTCACGGTTGGTCCTTGACGACTCTTGAACCCCTTAAAACGCATGAGCGGTTAATACGGCCTAGTGACGGCGCCAAGGATAGGCTTGCCCTTGTCTTGCAGACATCCCCTATGGGTCAGTCTTGGCAAGCTTGCGCGTCGGAGGTCGGATTTGCAATCAGGCAGCAGATGCCGTCCAAGAAGTTCCTCCTTAAGTACGTGTGCAACTGTCCGCCTCCCCACAACAGCATCCGGTGCGGCAGGCGGCCTGGTAGCCCGCAAGCTCCAGACATCACTTGCAATCGCTGTGGCGGATGCTTCCGCTGTTCTAGTTTTTAACTCCTATCTTGCTATTCGGATCGATCCTCTTCACTACGTGCATGTATACCGTGTAGATGAAGGCCGTGGTCACCGTAAACTCCAGAAACCCGCCAATCAACTTTCCGATCTCTATTTCCAAACCTTGGGCAGGCACGAACAGGAGGTTTCTCCAGTCGCCACCCGTAGCGGAAACAAGGTAGTTTATGAAGGGCATCAGCAGAGAGTCGGAGAGGGCGGCGACGAACTTCTGGACTACCTGAGCGAGAATCAGGGTCAGCGCCATGGCGAACATGTTCTGGCCGAATGCGAACTTTTTGTAGTCGTCAATTTGTTTCCAGACTGCCTCTTTGTCCAAAAACGCCTTGTTTTCCCTATCCTCCGACATTTCCCCTCCATGCCAGAAAGAGAGTAAAATTTTTCTCCAATCGCGACGAACTGCTTTACATGGGACTAATGCCGTGAGTAGTATCTGAACGACAAGGAGTCAGCCGTGGCAAAAATCATCTTTCCGCCCAGGCCCAAGAGCAGGATGCTCCCCAGCGAGCTTCCCTATTACGAGTCCACCGGAGAATGGGTGGCGCAGAGGAAGTTCCGTGGCAGTCGCTGCGTGATTTACATCAACAAGGACCGCTCCGTCACCATTGGTAGCAGGCACGGCAAGCAGTTTTCCAAGTTTACGCTTACGGAGGAGATGAAGGAACAGATTCTTGGGTCCTTGCACCTTGAATCCGGCAAGGCCTACTGGCTTGACGGTGAGCTAATGAACAAGGACGTGGAAGCGACCAACGAGGTCGTGCTTTTCGACGTGCTTCAAGCGGGCCGATACCTTTTCGGCTTTCCCGACCAGATGCGCCGCCTTGAAATTCTCCGTGATATCTGTTGCGCGCCCACCAAGCTCTGCCGATCTGGGTTGGCGCTTGAGGTTGCCCCGAAGCTCTGGATGGCCCAGACTTTTGATCATGATTTTCAAACAAGGTTCAAGGAGGCATTTGATGTTGACCAGCTTGAGGGCCTTGTCCTGCGCAAGAAGTCCGCCAGCCTAGACGGATTTGGCGACAAGGAGTATGAAACCAACAATCTCATCCGTTGCAGGAAGCCCTTTGCTCAAGACAAAGGCTATAGGTTTTAATATTAGGCATATCTTCATGGAGGTTAAGCATGTCAAGGATACAAGAAGGCACTCGGAAAGCAGGAAAGCTCTCTGCCGGCACCAAGCACCTGTATGGCAACCTGTACATCATTCCATTTGCTTCTATCAAGACTCCCGACCCTGACGATTCTGGCGAGCGAGGCTACGTCTTTAAGAACCCGAGGATGAACACAGAGAGGGGTCAGGCCGACCTTCTCGATAAGAAGCTTAGTGAAGAGCTCAGGCAGAGCATCAAGAAAAACACGCTGCTCAATCCCCTGGTCTGTAGGTGGGTCAAACAGGGCGACGAGTTGGCGCCCATGGTCATCGGCGGAGACAGGCGCTATAGGTGTCTGGAATACCTTATCCGCAAGAAGGAAGAAGTGGCAGACCCACGCGCTCTAACCAACGAGGACGGCTTCTGCAATTTCTCTACGGCAGCCGCTGACAAAGCCTACGAGTTCGTTGCCTGCCAGGTTTTCGCAGTCAACGATGATCTGGAGGCTCTCGCCCTTTCCTGGGCAGAGAACAAGTCTCGCATCAACCTGACCGACGGCCATGAGGTAGCCGAGGTCATCAAGCTTAGAGACAGCCATGCGACCGATGCCCAGATCATGTCCGTCTTGCAAAGGGACAGTCGGTGGCTTGCGTCGACAGACAGGCTCATAGCCTCGCTGGACGCCATCACCTTGGCCGACCTCATGGAGGGGAGGCTGGATCGCGACTCCGCTGAACGACTGGCCGCAATCGGGGACCTGTCCGTCAGGTCGCAGGTGCGAGATATCGCCACTGAAAGCGCAGAACACGCGCATCGCAGGAGACTCTCCTCCATCAACAACCGCATCGTTCAGGCCATTGAGAGGGAGGAGCTTGCGGAGGGCCAGCGCGCCCTCTCCGAGGACGATGGCGAGAGGTTTGAGGCAGAGCAGGAAGCCGATTCGGCTCGCGCCGAGGCAGATGCCGCAAGGAGGGATAGAGATCGCTCAAGGCCTGTTGTCAATTCCCGTAATGTCCGTGAGGCGCATGCCAGAGTTGAGGGAAGGAGGAGCAACAAGAGGCTCAACGAGGAGTGCATTCGCGAGGGCAAGGCCTACTTGGCAGACATAATCCGCAGAAACGGCCGGTGCCATGACGGAACCTTCCAAGCCCACGTCGACGCTCTGAAGCTCGCCATGCGAATACTGGAGGAGAACATACTCAACAATGAGTCCGACTTCTCTGCAACGCTACGCAGGCACTATTCGGCCTAACGTCTGGTCGGGCTGTGGGCCAATTTTCGGCCTACAGCCTTGTCACCCTCGCCCCGGCAGTTGCGGGGTGGTCTAGGTCCAAGGTTGACCTGCCCAGGTCAAAGAACGCAGGCTCTCTACCCTTCATTCCTATGTTTGCTCCATGCGTGTCTTGGGTGAGGAACCCGGTGTCGTCTTGTATCTTCTTGATCTTCTCTAGAAACTTCTGGACCAAACCGATAGTAGGCTCGTCGTCCTTGTATTTCTTGGGCAGAAACGAAAGCACCAACGGCAGCAGCGAAGAGGCATTTGACCTCAACAACCCCGGGTTCCTGTCTAGGTAGTCGTAAATCGCTTGGCCGGCAACTCTGTGCCTCTTGGTCACGTCCGTGCTTACTTTCTGCTGGACTATGGCATACAGGGGCCGATTCCTCCCATACTGGTCTAGGTTCACGGAAACCATCTTCACGTCTATTACCTTTGACAGGTTAGGCGAGTCGTAGCCCTTGACCACGGCGGCCGCATCGGCCTCTTTCTTGTCAGTCGTGAACTTGACGACGTTGTCGCCAGCAAAGTAAGCTCTTCCTACTCCGCCAGCCTTGGGGTCGCGCAAGGGCTCGTTGATGCCAAGGGAGTGGAGCCACGATTTGAACTCTGGCTTAGAGATTGCCTCTGTCGCCCACTCCTCGGGAAACGCAGCTTCATTGACAAGGCAATGCAACAGCTCATGTCTTAAAAGCTCGCCATATTTTATCCAATTTCTGAAATCCATGATTGTTATTTACTCCGGTGCACATAAATACCTTGATGATTCAAGTTTGCCCCACCTGCGGCCATGAACTTTCTGAGCAACTCAAGGATGGTTTGACGCATTGCTCGCATTGCAATCACATAATCGACAGCAGCGATCTTAACAAACTACTGTCTGCGGCATGGCAGGTTCGCAAGAGCCACTGGTCTCTGGAGCAGCTGAAGGCAAATGCCAGACTCGATGACGAATTCGCAATTCTGGTTTATACTTTTGTCGCTGAAAACTCATACTCGCAGGAGGAGTTTAGCAGGCTTCTCAAACGCCTCGGCGTGGCAAACAAGTCCTATGTGAACTATGGCGGGGTGAGATCGTGAAGCTCGGCGAGATGCTGTCGGTCAGGTGGGTTTTTGGACCCCCATACAACTATGACAAAAGGGTCTTCATAACCTCCTTTGAGGAAGTAGAGTCCGCCTTATCGGAAAGGGTCAAGTCTGTCCCCGATGAGTTGTGGGTGGTCTACTACATGCCCGATGGCGCCCAGGCATTCATGCTTTCAAGACCAGTTCCCACAGACAGGGGCGTTTCCATCATGACCTCAATGAAGTGCGACGATGACTACGTGAGGCTTTGCTTGGCTATGCGAGCGTACTTTGCGAACAACTCGTCAAAGAACAAGTTTTGGATGACAACAGGCAACGGGACATCGAATCCACAGCTGGAGGCGAGGCTCCGTGGATACGATGGCCAGGTGAAAAAAGAGTTTCGCTACTTTCAGCGCTAAGCGGTTTCGGCGGATATTTGGCCGATGGGAGCACGGCTGTCAAGCGCTTCTCCCGTAAGTTCCGAACGAAGAACAATAACTTTTTTGTCGGCCTCGATTCCGATCCTGACCTTGTTCCGGTTGTCGATCCTCACGACGGTGATCGTGATATCCTCCATGCCGGGCTGCCTCAAGATGATAGTTTGGTCTTTTTTTCGGCTCAAAACTAACATAACTGTCTCCTTGTATTATCCTTGCGTCAAATCACAGACACTTAAGCGACCTAAAGGTCATTCCTTAATATTAAAGCAGTCCATTGGCAAAATTTTGTAGGGGTATTGAAATTTGTGTTTGTGGATTTACAACTATGATCACCCGTCGTAATATAACTTCATACCAGCGAGTTTTGGCCACGCAGGCTGAAGACTAGGGGCTGAGCCCCGCAACCAAGAGAGCGACATGACCATAGAGTGGAAAGAGAAGCTGGCAGTATGGGAAAAGAAGGTTTCTTTGCTTAAAGAGCTCATCGCTCTGGAAGAAGAGCATGGCGATGTAGAGTCCAAGGATGCGTCGCCACGAAGGATTCTCAAGGCAGCCAAGCCAAAAAAGACCGCCAAGGTCAAGGAAAAGCCTGCTGCCAGCAACTACCGAGGCAAGGAAGTCAGCCTGCCCGAGCTGCTTGAGCGAATCGGCGCGCAGCACAAGAGGAGCTTCCGTTACGAGGAGTTGGCAGTCCTGGTCATGGCCGCAGGCTACACCAGCGAGAGCGAGGACTTCAATAACATGATTTACCAAGCTCTTCAGAAGCTCACCAAGCGTGGTTCATTCGTGAAGGATGCCGATACAAGGTTGTATCGGTACGTTGGTCAGAAGTCCTAGTAAGGGAAAGGAGTTCTAGATATGGCTTTAACAACCAAGGCATCGACATCCTCTCGAGGATTTGCCTCCTCTTGGATGCAGCGTTGGAGGTGAGCCCTGATGTCTGACTACCCTTGGAAGCCCTGGTGGGCTCCCGTTCTCAACGAGTCGGGGCTGCACCCGCACCTGCCGGAGGAGATGGCGGGGGGCTTCACGGCGGCGGACGGCGGCTCGACGGAGTACGAGGTTCTGAACTGGCTGCACGCCACGGTGCGGGCCATGAAGCCTGGTTTCGTGCTCGAGACGGGGGGCTTCCGTGGGATAGGGACTGCCGCCTTGGCGCATGCCTGCAAGCTGAACGGCCACGGGAGGGTGGTTTGCCTCGAGCACGACGGGAACTCGTGCGCAAGGATTGAGGAGACATTGGAGGACTGCGGCCTGAAGTCTTGGGCGGACGTGCACTGGGCGTCGTCCACGGACTTCCTGCTCGAGCACGACATGCGCTATGATATCGCCTTCTTTGACTTCAGTGTTATCTACTTTAAAAAGCTTAGCCGCATAATCTATTTTTATATTTCCAGCGCCTGAAACGCAGGCTCTTCCCATTCCTCTTGCAACAACAGCGGCATGACTTGTCATTCCTCCCCTGCAAGTTAAAATTCCAACGGCAGCATGCATTCCATGAATATCTTCTGGTGATGTTTCAACTCGAACTAAAATAGTATTTTGATTGTTAGCTTTCATTTGCTCAGCATCATCTGCATTAAAAGTAACTTTTCCGGTTGCAGCACCTGGTGATGCTGGAAGTCCTTTTGCTATTACATTTTTTTTAGCTTTT